TGTCCGGGCCCAGGAGATCTCGAAACACCGCCGCGTTTTGCTCGATGATCGACGTGTAGGGGATGACGTAGATGATGCGCTTGCGCTTCTTTTTGGCACGACGGGCATAATGCAGGGCGAAAGCCAGCGAAGAAATCGTCTTGCCCCCGCCCGTACGTACTGTATTTTATTACATAAAAGCAGACCATCTTGCCGCTATTTTCACGAGCGGCGGCAAAATGGCGGCAAAATATGATAAGCCCTGATAGCTTGTAGTGAGATCTCAGGGCTTATCTTCATTTATTTGCTTCCAGTTCTTTGCAAAGCGCGCGGATTTTTTCCTGCATCCGCGCTTCGTCTATAAAGCGCATTTTACCTCTACAAAAACAAAGACGGAGAGGCTTTTCAGCCTCTCCTTTTTGTTGGTGTTGCCACCATTGGAGTGATTCTTCACACCATCATGGACACCATGCCGTTATTTTAATCCGCGCCCTTACGAGCGAATCAACTTGCATTTTTATTATACACTAATCTCAATATTGCGTCAACCATTCCTGCACAAAAAGCAGGCTCCGAGATGTCGCCCCGGAGCCTACTTCCTATTTTATTGTTTATTCATTTTCTTGCAAAGTGCAGCGTCTCAATCAATTTGAGACGCTGGCCTGCGGTCATTCCCTCGATTTTCGCACTGAGCGATTCGCGCTCTTGTGCCGTTCCCGTCGCCGCGTCAATGATGTCGAGGTGCAGACCTCGCACCTTGCGGCGATCCACGGCGCCGAGGAGTGCCGATCTGAGTATGTCCGTCTCTTTTGGCGCGAGATCGGGAATTATCTCAAGGTCGAGCAGTATATTATACCGCTCGACAATCTGATTAAGTCTCCCTGAAAAATTCCCCCCCGACTCTCTCATTTTGTCCGCGAGGGCTTCGATCGAAGCCCCCATGGAAATCATTTTTTTTGCCATTTACTTTCCCTCTTTCATGAACCTTTATCTTGATTACATTATATTAAAAGAGGTCCCGAAGCCGTAGCCTCGGGATTCTTTTTATAGGGGCTCTTATTTCGCCCCCTTCTCAATCTCCATCCACATCAAGGCAAGTTCCTTTTTCGTGCGATCCCTGTTGTCAATCCAGAACTTCGCTTCCGTCTGGCCTTTCAACCAGTTTGTGAATCGGGCAACTCTCGCGTCAGCCGCTGCCGCTTCCGCCGCCGAAGCCTTTCCAACCTTCTTTGCAGCGTTGTCCATCTCCTCGAAGCGGTCTGCTCTGAGCTTCTCCGCCCAAGCAATCTGCTTCGGCGTGCCGGTGAGCTCCGGCAGTTCCCATGCCGCAGTCTTTTCGGCGGCCGCTGCCGCCTGCTGCGTTTTGTAGCACTCGGAGCATACACCGTGCTTTTCGAAGTACGCGATTTTCCTCTCGCGATCGGCACTCTTTCCGAAGATCTCGACCGTTTCCTCATGTCCGCAACTAAACTTCACATCGTATTTTGCCATTTTTGTTTTTCCTCCTTCTGCCTGTCCAAACCTTTACCTTGATTAGAGTATACCACAAGTATATACTATTGTCAACAGTATTATATACTATTTTTGATTTTATTACACACTAATATCGAAAATAGTACATATAAATAAAAAATAAGCCCCGGAGCCGAAGCCCCGAGGCATTGAAATTCTACCACTCAACAATATTATACAACACGCTGCCGCCATGCACCCGCGCACCATCAAAATGCACGAGTGCTTCAAAGCGTCCCTGCTCATAGCCGACCGTGGCATAAGCTTTGCCATCCATCATCGTGGCACCCGCCTTGATGCGATGGTCTTTGCGCAGGTTGATCTTGTAGACATCGACCTTTTGCTTATCCGGCGGTAGCTCTTTGCCGTCCACACCCTTGACGATCGGTGTCACGACCGTCCTGTCTGTGCGCTCACGCGCCGCCATCGGCAGCGTCGGATCGTCCGCCTTGATCTGGCTCTCGACGATTGTCGCTGCTCGCTCGACCGTTGGAGCCGTGACGTAGTACGTTGCAGCAGGCGCATGCTGCAACGCCTGCACCGCCGCAAGCTCGCGCCGCAGTGCATCGGCGTTGGCGCGCGAGATGTCGAGCTGCCGCTGCAGGGCTTTTGCGTCTTGCGTCTGCTCCTGCGTGACGACGGCGGGCTTTTGCTGCTCTGCCTGCCGCTTTGTCGCTACGCTGCTGCCAACACGGTAGGCGCAGACGAGGAGTACGACAACGGCTGCGAGCAGCAGTAGCGTCTGATGTTCTATGATCCAGTCGATTATCTTTTGCATCTTATCCCCCCTGGGCGGCATCCGTCAAATCATCTGCTCATAGTCCGTTACGCCTCGCGCAATCGCCCGCGCGAAATCGTCCTGCCGCGTCATCAAGAGCTCGGCATCGTCCTCGTTGTCAATAAACGCAAGCTCCACCAGCACCGCAGGCATATCCGTCTCCCGCAGCACGATCAACCCCGGACGCTCCTTGAGACCTCTGTCCGTCGTGTCGAGGCTATCGACAATCTGGCGCTGGATGCACGCAGCGAGCTGCTCCGCTCTGCCGCCCTCGCTGTGGATCAACGTCTCTGTACCGTGCGCCATGCCGTTGGCGGCATTGCAGTGGATGCTCACAAAGATGTCGGCAGGCCACTCGTTGGCGCAATCACACACGGAGCAGTCCTGCCGATCGGCGTAGGTGCTCTCCCAGTTGAGATTGTCGCTTTGGAGCATACGCACCTCGCAGCCCGCCTTTTCGAGATGGCCTTTGACCATGTCGCCAACGGCTGCCGCCACCTCGCACTCGCGCAAGCCTGTTGTGGGATTGACTGCGCCGCTGTCGTGTACGAGGTCATGCCCCGGATTCAAAAATACTTTCATAACGTCTTGTCTCCTTCCTTATTGTCTTCCGTCTTTTCGCCGTGCTTCTCTGCGACCGCCACCCGTCCCATGTAACCGACGAGTCCGATCACGATGTCGCTCCTCAATCTGTCCATCTCTCCCGCCACGCCAAAGACGGGCAGCAGGATGGACAAAATAAGCGCGAGGACAAGCCCCGCGCCGATAATTAAATCCGGCGTAAATCTCACGATAGATGCAGCCTCCTTTCGTTTTCTGTGACGCGCTCCTCCAGCATATTGAGACGATACGTGTTATTCTTGGCGCGATCCTCCACTTTTTGGATGTGCACGCGGAGCTCTTGCAGCATCTCCTTCGTCGTGTCTATCGAGGTATACAGCCTGTCTACGGATTTCGTCAATTTCACGACATTGTTGTCCATGGGCTTCAGATAGAGCCGCATGACAAACCCCAGCCCTCCTGCAACAATCGCCGTGCCCGCAAGCGTCTCTCCCAGCTCTACCACCATGGGCATCTCGCTCCTCCTTTCTGCGTCAGGGATGTTTCGCGGCAATGCGGCGGTCAACTTCGGCAAGCAGCTGGTCGGCGAGTTTTGTCGCTTCCTGCGCCACAAAGGCGGTCGTGGCGATCTGCGTGCTATTCGTGCCGCTTTCTGCCGTCGGCGCTGTCGGCACTCCTGTAAAAGCCGGAGAATCAAGAGGCGCTTTTGCGTTGAGTCCCGCCCCCTCATCCGCCCACGCGCCGCCTTGATAGCGCATCGCCTTCCCCTCGTCGAGCCAGACGCGCCAGCCGTCGCGCGGCGCTACGATGAGCCAGACGCCCGCGAAGAAGCCCGCGAGATGCTTCGCCTTTCCCTCCCATGCGCCCGCAGGCGCGTCGCCGATGATATACATGTCTCCCTCGGCGGGGCTTTCGGGCGGCGTGTTCGCTATGCCCCTCGCCGTTGCCTGCACGAGCATGTCCAGCACGTTGAGGTCTTCGTTGATTGTGACCTCCTTCTGCGCTTGGCTTGCAACGATGTACTTCAGCTTCAAGTTCCTTGTTCGATCCATCAGACAATCTCCTCTCTCGGTATGCCGCGCCCGCGCGTCTCGCTCATCTGATAGACGCGCACGCATACGGCGCTCTGCACGCCGCCGAAGTCTTCCGTCTGCTGCTGCGCCGTATAGACGGCAGACGGCGCAGATACGGCGAGCGTGCGTATCTCGTTGCCGTCCTTGACAATGCAGCATTCATAGCGTTCCGCCGCCTCATTGAGCGGCACGTCGACGTAGTCCTTCATATCGCCGTCACCGCGCGTCCGCCGCACCCATGCAAGCGTCAAATCCCCGTTCGCCGCACGCCGTCCCTCAAGATGGCAGGGCGAGAGCGGCACGCTTGCGTTCGCGTGGAGCGCGACGGTCGTCTGCTGGTAGCTTTCGTGCAGGAGGTCATAGCTTGCGGACCCGTAGCGGTAGACGTAGGGCTTGAACCAATCGGCGCTCGTGGTTGCAATCTTTTCCACGCTGTCCGCATGGATGCGAACAAACCGCTCGCCCGGCGCATGAGCGCCGATATAGTGCTCCGTGCCGAACCGCCCGCGCAAAAGCCCCGACAGCCGATAGGTGTCCTCCGCAATCAGCACCGCCGAGCGGTACTGCACAAGCTCGTTGCCGATGATGCAGAGGTTCGCGCCATTGAGCACGTCAATTTCCTGTCGGCTTTCCAGCGTCCCGCTGATGAGGCGCACATCGACGCTGCTGCGCTCGTCCCACGTGTACGATGCGCCCGCGCCGAGGGCGGACAGCGCATCGCCGATGACGCCTTTCCGAATGTCTGATTTAGCAAGAGAAAAGGATACACCGTTATCGACGCTCCGATAGAGATTCGCGCCGTAGTAAATCTTGGACGCGGCGGCGATGAGCACGATTCCGTCTCCTCCGATGCCTGGAATCGTCGCTGTGTCAAGGACTTCCATGCGTACGGGCGTCGGCGCGAGTGGCTTGATCTCCTTGCCTGCCGTGTTCAGGTCGCGAGCAACGACGGCAAACGTCTGACCATGTATCAAGTTCGCCGTGACTTCGTTGAGCCCCGGCAGCCCGTAGCTGACATTTGATACCATCGCCTTGACGCTTCGCCCGTTGTAGGGCAAAGCAATGGTTGTGCCCGCCTGCACCATCGCATATTTTGTAGAGAGTTTGAAAGAAAACGATGTACGGTTCGCCCAGCACTCTTTCATGCGCTGCTCCGTGACGGCGACTGCCTCGCTGTCACGGAGTATGAGGCTCGTGTCCAGAGACACCTCGTTGATTCCGTGCGCGACGGTCTTCGTGTAAGACGCCGTGCCGTCCTGATAGTCGCGATCTTTTGAAATATATGCCAGTTTGACCGTCTTGGGCAGGTCGATCTCGGGCGTGCGCACGACAGTGAGCGCGGAATCCTCGGATTCCCCCTCTGCCGCCCCTAGGTCATCGTCATCTACCATGACGATGTTTCCCGTGCCGCGCTTCCGGAAGATGATGCTGCCATCATACTCGAAGCCATCGAAGGGGAACACCGTCTGCAGCGCCTCTATCTGACTGCGAAGCGTTTTGTCGCCCGCAACGGTGAATCCTTCCACGCGCATATCCTGCAAGCCCTGCATTTTGAGTTTCGCCGCGTCAATGCCCGCCGTAGCCGATACGTTCTTGATAATGTTCTCGACTCGATTCTCCTCAAATTCCACCTCGAAGGTAAGCGACGGTATGCGGTTGCCGAATTTGCCTATATCGAGATTCTTGACGACGATGTAGGCGAGTCCGCGGTAAGCAGGGACATTCCCCTCACCCTCGATGCCAACCATGAACGGGTCAGGCTGTTGTTTTTCGTCTCCCAAGTACACCGTATAATCTAGTGGAGCGTCATCACCCGATAGCTTGATTTCTGCGCCATCCGCCCAGACGCGGAGGATGTTTTTGATTGGTCCCGCGCAAATCGCCGTTGCAAACGAGACACTGTAGCTGTATGTCGTCGTTGTGATAGTGCCACCACCGCCACCGCCCTTGCCGCCGACGCTCTGTGAGCTCGTACGGACATGCTCAGTAAACTTCGTTCCCCAGATGATATTGCCCGCAATGCGCACCTTGCCGTAGCCTGAGACGATCGGCGCCCCCATGCTCGCGGTCTGCATCTGCAAGTCGCTCTGCTTGCCGATTTCCTGATGCGTGCTGAATTTAGGACTGAATAAATACTGATCTAAAAGGCCGCCGACAAGCCCTGCCAATCCAAACCAGAACGCATTTGCACCAAGGGAAGACGCAATCACTGGAAAAATGATCGAGGCCATCAGTCCGCCTCCTTGAAGCGAAACGCAAAGCGCGTCATCTGCTGCCACTCGTCGTTGTACGCCGTTTCTACGACGCGCCCGACGTCCATGTAAGAGTGGATAATGGTTCCCGCATCCGTGAGTATGGCAAGATGGTGGGCGGGGAAGCGTTTGCGGAAGCCAAAGAGCAGGATATCCCCCGCTCCCGCCTGCTCGACAGGGATCTCCTTGAGGTATTTCCTGCACTCTTGATAGAGTTTTTCGTCTTCTTTGAATAAATGCCATGTGGCAGGATAGTCGTAATCCCCCTCGAAGGCGTCTCCCGTCAGATGCTCGTGCACGCCGCGCACAAGCCCCACGCAGTCACACGCCACGCCGCGCACGCACGCCTGATGAATCCACTTGCAGCCCACCCAACGGCGAGCTTCTTGCACGATGTCCTCCCGCGTCATGTCCGTCACTCCTCTCACGTCTGAAAATCGAAGCTGCGCAGCCTGACCGACTGCCCGTCCGGCACGATGTTGCCGCCCGTCTTTATGGGATAGCCGACGGCGTAATCGTTGCCGGGGATGTACGGCTCGCCGCGAAAATTGATGAAATTGCGAAAGCGCTTTTTACAGGTGACCGCCTCGCCGTTGCAGCCGGGAACGATGCTGAACGTATCGCCGACGACAATCTCCTGCAGCGGCGGCAGAAAGAAGCGAACTTGTCCGTTACGCGCACGAGACTGTTCCACCTCGTGGGACGCGCCCTTGTTCAGCCCCGACAAGAATGTCAGTACGCCGTAAGTGAAGAAATCGTCCGCGCGTGAAACGTCCGTGAAGATGGAGCCGTCCTCGCGAACGGAGGTCACTTTGCCGTTCACGGTGTCATTCGCCACGTTGTACCTGCATCGGGCGTCGCCGAGCTGCGCCCGGCATTTCCTTTGGTACGTTCTGCCGATCTGCTGCTGATAGGCGTCCATGATTCCGCGAATCTCTGCCTTGAACGCCGTCTTTCCTGCCGTAACCTTGCCGATCGCCCCCTCGCGCAGGATGAAGCGGTTCTCCGTGTTTTCGTAGTCGCAGATGAAGATGCGGATCTTGGCGTTGTCGTATACGCCGAGGAAGATGTCCTCCTCCGTAATGCGCTCGCTGGAAATCATGCCGTCCACATCGAGGTTGTCCGTTGACATGTCGTTCGCGGACGATACCGCCGTCGGCGCAAATCCCGTGCAGGATTCGTATGTCTCGCCGTCGACCGTGAGGTTGATGTCGCAAGAGGTGAACCCCATGACTTTCCCGCTGGCGAGTTCGAGCCGCCAGCACCATGCGAGAGTCGTCACTTCATGCTCTAGGAATCCCCCTACCACGGGAAACCGATGGACTTCATACCAATCATCCCTTTCCACTTTCGGCTGGCGAATCCATAAGCGGTTGGATTCTGCGTAGTCGCTGCAGATCTCGACCTCGTTTTGCTCGCGCATGATCCATCCCGAATCCACTGCCGGAATATCTCTAAAAAATGGATTGTCGGGCTTTATGTGCCGCTCCCACTCGTCGGACTTCACAAGATACGGCGGCAGGACGTTATCGAGCATAATGTTCGCTGACCATGACATATAGCCCTCGGCGTAACATTCCTGCGCAATTTGCTCGCGCAATTCGTCTCCTTCAGAATCATCCGCACAGTAGTTGAGCGCCAATACATCAAAAGTATGCTTCTTGCGCAGTTCGCGCAACTGCGCTTTGATTTCTTCGTTGTAAGCTACCGTATCGGGATCTGTGAGCTTGTAATATTTCTTCGTTTCCCAATCGTACTCCGAAATAAACGTCTCGAACATGACGTAAGAGCACGAAGCGATGATGTCCGCCATAATGGAGAAGCCGCGATTCGCCAGGAAATGCTTGTGCGGGTACTCCGCTTTCAGCTCGTTGATCATCCGCGCCATGCCCTGCTGAAACTCCTCGCTCGGGTACACGTCGACCGTATCGAGCGTGTCCATAAATACGCCGTCCGCGCCCATGCCGACTGCATGGTAGGAAACGGTGATCTCCTTGTCGAGATCGCCGAACGCCTCAACATCTTCCTTTTCCACTTGAAACGCGCCCGTCGTAGGATCGAAATTGTACGCGAGGCTGCGATATTCGCGCCCGTCAGCAGAGTAGAGATGCACAGGTTCATCCTTGTCGATAGGATATTCTGAAGAGCGGAAGATATAGCTTGTCCCTACAAGGTCGGACGTGTACGGCTTCAGCTTGACCTTCTCCGTGACGAGCTTCGGCAGGCCGAACACGCGCCGCAGGTAAAAAGCGGACAGCTTCTCCTTCCAGCGCGGGGCGAGCGGGTTGACGTAGGAGCTTCCCCAAATGCCGTTCTGGTCAGGAAAGTCCGGCGTCGTGTAGTTGAGATCCTGTCCCCAGCCGTCATGATGCGTATAGTTGGGGCATCCTCCATGGTACGGCGCATATTTCGGGCATTTCGCGTTGGTACAGGCCTCATCGCCCGTACGCTTCCAATATTTTTTCTTTGTATAGCCGCCGCCGCATTTGCCGCCGCTCTCCCATGTCGTGTAGCCCGTGCGCGTGTCATGACGGCAGACGCGCGTGCAGCATCCCGTCCCCGCAAAATAATGCGCATCGCCCAGCAGGCATCTCTTCTCGCCCGTCTCGATCAGCCCGTCGTGCAGGCATTGATTCAGCTCCGCGTAGCCGTTGCCGCCCTTGTTGTAATAAGAGGCATAGCCACCGACGCCCTTGCCGTCGTCCGTATGCGGGCGCTTTCCAGATTTCACATCCCACGGGTCAATGAGCACGCCATCTTCCTCGCCAAAGGACACGTACCCAAACACCTTGATGCCCAGCCGCTGCCACTCCGCGACTTCCTTGCGCGTGACCGTGCCTGGGTCGACAACGATGAGGTCATAATATTTGAGGTTTTCGTGATGCTTGTCGCTGTAGTTGAGCGCGAACGTCGGATAGCGGCGCATGACGCGGACTTCTCGCGCCCCCTGATTTCTGCGCGGAATGCGCTCGTCGCTTCGCAGAACGTTCGTCACCTCGGCGCTGTATACGGGATACGGCTCTCCCGTAATGCGTCTCAGCTCTTCCACGCCGAACGGCTTGATGTAGTCAAACGTCATGCGGATGGGAATGCGCTCGCTCTTTTGCAAGTACGATACAGGTTCTTGCAGGGAGATTTGAGTAAATGAAAACCCTTGGCTGTCTTTTTCGCTCTCAAGATAAAAGCGAACCGTCTTGTCTCCGGGAGGCAGAGCCTTGAGGGAAATCGTATCGGCAGGATTTCCCTCATTCATCGTCCATCTCCTAGCAAGAACGCCATCAATCTCGGCGACGACAATCGGCGCGCCCCACCAATCGCGTGCATGAACCGTCACGCTTGCTGCATTTGTATGAAATCTGACGCCGCTCCCTGCTTTTTCCGTCAGAGCCTCGAAAAACACCTTCCCTTGAGAATCTTTATGTTCATTGAATATCCACTCCCCTGTAAATTCAAGGCGTTTATCGTCCGGCTGAAGCCTGCGTTCCTCTTCCTGCGTTGGATAGCCCGCATGAGGTTTCATGCCGTATTTTGCCGACAACCGGATGGATAAATCCGTCGCGTCCTCATATCCTCTGCCGTCCACGGAAATGAGAAGCGGCTGCTGCTCTCCTGCTCCCAGCTCCGCAATAGTGTACGGCTGTGGGAACGGCTTGCCGTTCCCACGATTGAAGCATCGCTTGGGAATGTCCAGAACAATATTGCGTGCTGCATATTTTGACGTATTGACAAGACGAATCGTCGCTTGATTGTGCGGCAGCGTCTCTCGTGCGTGGTAGCCGCGAACAACAAGCATATCGGCCTCGTACTTCCGAACTTTCGCGCCGCCGAGCAGAAAATAGACGCCAGGCTTGTTGTCCGCCAGAATCTCACAGGAATGCGTCCCGTCGCTCAACCCCTCTGCAACTGCAACATCGTGGTATTGCATCATCGCCCCCTCGCCAAAAGCGTAGCGGTCGAGGTTGCAGTCCAGCTCATCCACGGCGCCGTACGCTCCAATCTCCGATGGCTTCTTCCCGTCAATGAGAATAGCCGCCTTTCCCTGAGAGCTGTCCAGCATGAGGCGTATGACGAGATTCGTGCCCGTAAAGGAAAAGAACGCCTTGCCCTTGATGCAGTAGTGGCGAGGCTCCCTTTCTTCCTTCGTCATGACCTCGTATCCCTCATCGAAAAACCACGAGCCGTTTACTTCCTTGTGCGTGACGGGATGCTCATAATTCTCTTCATAGGAAAAATCCGCTGCAGGAATATACGTTTCTTTGAGATTCCTGTAGTTGAGCCCCGCATACGTCTGATGAGTGTAAATCTGCAAAAAGCCCGACGGCTCAATCCGTTCCGACATCAGCCGACGCCCTCCCTAAGCTCGATGAGCGGGATGCTCGTCCATATAAAATGGTCGCCCTCCTGCAGGTTGACGTCCATGTGATCCGTATCGAAGCGCACGGGCACGTCAAACTCACAGGTGCAATAGACGCCCCTGCCCGCTGGCGGCGGCTTTTTGAATCGCACGACGCCGGAGGTGTAGTCGACCGCCCAACCCTGCGCAGGCGTGGAATCCAGATAAATCTGCGCGGTGTCACTCACGGGCTTGCGGATTTTTCGCACGGTCGAAAAGCCGCCGCTCGTATACGTCTTGATGATCTGGAAGCGATTCTTCGCGCCGTCACCGACAGCGATCAGCTCGCGGTCGAGGCGGTAATCCGACCAGTCCTTATAGCGAAATCCGAAGCCGCGCCCCTTGCGTGCGTGGAAGAACTCGATGACCTTCGCCATCTGCTCTGCCGTCTTGACGCCGAGCGCCGCATTGTACTTGCAGCGCGGCTGCGTGTAGTTGACGTTGCGCTGCTCGCTGCCGTTTTTCATCGTCACGATGTCTGTCGAGTAGGCGGGACCGCCCGAACTCGCATACGATATGTCCTCCGGAAATCTGACCTCGTGAAAAGCAATCGCCATTTCAGCCCCTCCTTACTTTTATGAGAATCGCTGCCCTGCCGTGACCGCGCGGCGCACGCTCGCCGCAATCTGCGCTTCCGAACGGCGGAAGCTCGTCGCGTCGGGCGTCTGTACAATGACCTGGATCGGGCGCGCCGACTCCCTCTGCTGCGCGATGCCGAGCTTTTCCATGTGCCCGCGCGTGAGCGGGATGACCGCTTCGTTGTACCCCTTCTCGCCGATCAGACCGAGCGTCGGCGCAGTGACGATGCCGCCGTCGGCGAACTTGAATAGCCCGCCCGCCAAGTGGAAACCCTCCATGGGACTTTTCCAACCAAACGATGATAAACCTGCAAGCGGCGCAGCTGCAGGGGATGCCCCTCCGCCAAAGATGCCGCCGAGCGCACCACCAAACAAGCTGCCTACGATGTTCGCCGCCATGCGCTGTGCTGCAATCTGTACAATCATCTGGATCACGCTTTTCCCGAAATCCGCTACGGCCTCTTTTGCCGATTTCGTTCCCATAATGACGTCTTCAAAGGATTTTGCCATAGTGCTGTTCATCTTGCTCATGGCAGTCGCCATTTGCGAGTAGACGCTTTCGTGCGCGTCATTCCAGATGTCCACATAAGCTCTTGCAAGCTCCTGCTGCCCCTTGAGGTCGAGCGTTTCTTGCGCCGCCGCCCTTCCCTTCGTACTGCCGAGGTGGGCAACAAGTTCGGCGACTTTTCCTTCGCTCTGTAAATATCCGATATACTCCTCATGCGCTTTCTTCAAGTCCTGCCGGCGCTTCTCTTCGGCCTCGGAGAGTTTGGCGTAATACCATTCCGACACCGCCGCCTTGGACTGCCAATCTTTTTTGTCACGCATGACTTCCTTTTCTTTTTCTTTGCGCTCTTCTTCAAGTCTGCGCACGGTAGCTTCATATTCGGCTTCCGCCATGGCTTCGTAGTCGTGCAGCACCTCAGCGTTCGTGCGCTTGGCTTCGTCCTTCACCTGCGCCAATGCCGCCTGCTGTTTTTCCGATGCCTGCCGCGCCATGGCTTCGGCGTACTCGTCAAGTTCCTTGTTCAAGATGTCTACGGTTCTTTGCGATACGCCCGACTCTTTAATCTTGTTGATCTGCTGTCGCTTATCCTGTACGTCCTGCTGGATTTTCTGGACATCCTGCATATACGATGTATCTTCCAAACTGCTGACGCCGTTTGCCATGGTCTGGAAAAGGCTTACAGCGTCTTTCTTTCCCTGTTCGAGCTTCCTTGCCGCTTCCTGCGCCTGTCTTGCGGCTTCGGCTTCTTCTCGTGTGCCGAACATAGTTTCCGATACCGTGCGCCCGCCCGTTGCCTCGCGGATGGAGCCGTAGCCTTGGACGGATCCAAAATAGCTCTCTGCCTCTTCCATGGAAATGGTCTGCACGCCGCCCGAAGACTGCCTGCTGTTGACCATGCCATTTCCCATATAGATGCCGACGTGCCCCGCAAAGTCCACGAGGTCGCCCGCTTCCGGCTCGTAGCCGCTGCCCGCGCTGTGATACGCGCCCGCCGCACGGAATGCGTCGTCGTTGATGATGCCCTGCGTGCTCTGACCGCCGATACTTTCTATGCCCGCTCCTGCATAGATGTTCGCCGTGTAGCTGTCGCACTGAATCGCGGGATTGTTCGTGATGTTCCCCATCCACTGTTCGCCTTGCGGATGTCCTGCGGCGATGTCCGCTGCAAGCTCGCCGATTGCACGCTCCACATTATATTTCGTAGGCGCAGGCGCGGCTTTTTCCCTTGCTGCGGCGGCGCTTTCGCCACCGCCGCCACTTGCATTAAGAGCATCCCGCAGCTCCTTTTCCAGCCGCTCCATATCTTCTTTGTTTTTATTCTGTGTTTGGCGCTCCAACTCTGCTTGCGCTTCGGGATCGCCGCTGTGCAGCCATTTTTCGTATGCCGCCGCTTCCGATTCGACGGTTTCATGATTCTTTTCAACCCTCAGCTTCTGCAGTTCTACGGCCGTTCTTCCCGTTGCCATTTCGCCTTTATGCGTTTCATCGGTCACATAGGAGTTCGTGTATTTCGCTTCCACACTCTCAGCAGTAGAGCCGTTTCTGTAGAATCTGCCGTCCTTTTCTATGTATTCCACGCCATCGAGATGGTACGTATGCGCGTCTTTCTCCGCTTGCTGCGCCCGCCCGTACTCGCTGAGCTTGTACGTCGCGTAGCCGATTGCCGCCGCGACGCCGAGCCAGCCGCCCGCAAGGGCAAATACAGCGGAAGTCGCGCTCTTCACCATGCTCGTCGCCGTTCCCATCGCGCGGACAGTCGTCGTGCCCGCGCCCATTGCCGCTGTTCCTGCCGCCGTATGAGCGGCCGCGACTCCCCCTACAGCTCCCGCTTCCACGCGTGCCGCAGCCGCACTCGCCTCATGCGCGGCGACACTCTGCGTTCCTGCTTTCACAGCGGCACCGCCCGCCGCAGTAGACGCTTCCGCGAGACGGATTTCCGCGCCCGCGGCTTCCATCGTGGACGTGATGCGGGCTTCGTTCGACAGAATCGCGCGATCATTCGCCAGTACAGAAGCACCTGCGCTTTCCTGCGCCGCCGCTCCTTTGGCACGCTCCGAAGCAATCACGGCTTCATTCGCGGCAACGACTCTTGACGTGCTTCCGACGATCTCGGCATGATTCCCAACCATCTGCGCCGCTGTGTTCGCCGATGCCACGCGCACCGTCTGTATCGCCGCGACCTGTGCCTCTGCACTCCGAGCAGCTTGCAGATTGATTTTCCCATACATCTCTGTCATATAGAGCTGCTCTTGTGCAGCGCGTTTGGCAGCAGCCTGTTCAATCTGCATGGCGGACGTCGTAGCCAGACGCACTTTTTCTTCTTCCGAGAGCGCCATCTTTGCGACGGTCTTTTCCATCTCCCGAATTTCTTTGCTCGTGAGCCGATCAAGATTACGCATGCGGCGGGCGATGCTCTTCTCCTGTGCCGCCGTGAGCGCGGCTGGATCTGCCTGCGGCGCGTTCTTCGCCATCTGTGCAGCCTTCGCCGCCTGCCATGCGCCCGAAATCCCCGCACTGATTTTCGATGCCGCCTGTATGCTCTTGTAGACAGCGACGACTTCCAAGCCGGTTTTTGCCAGCGCCTTGAGCTGTTCCTTGTTTTCCGCGACATATTTCGCGGCCTTCGACAGCCCTTCCAAGATGGGCGGGAACACATCGGAAGCGAGCGGCGCGAATACGGCGCCGCCGACATTCTTCAGCTGCCCAGCCTGCATTTCAAGCACTTTCATCTCTTGACTGATTCGGTGCATTTCTTCCGGGTCTATACCGATGCTCTTGATTTTCGATGCATTCTCAGCCGCTTCCGCGTAATTCAAAAGGGTCTTCGTCAAAGACATGCCGCGCGCGCCGAGCGTATTCAAGATGAACTCTTGCCCGTAGCCCGCATCGGAGGCTTTCTTGTATCCTTCCGACAGGTTCTTCAGCTGCTCGTTGAGCGGCAAGAGCTTCCCCGTGCCGTCCTGCAGCGATACGCCTACGGCATCGAGTACAGCGCGCGCCTTTTCTCCCGCCTCGCTGTCCGACAACAAGGTTTTATCGAGCCGCATGAACGCCGAGCCACAAGTCGACGCGTCTTCCCCCGTCATTTTCAGTATGCGGGAAAACTCGCCCGCCTCAGCATAAGATATGTGCAGACGGTTCGCCAGCTGATACACGGATTCTCCGGCGTCAACCGCGCCCGTGATGAGGTTGGTCAGACCGAAGCCTGTCGCCGCGATCTTCGCCATCGAGGACAACGAGCCGATCAGCTTGTCCACCTTTCCCGTCGTCCCGGTGAGCGCATTGGAAAACTCATTGACGGGATTCACGGAAAAAGTCTTCTCGATATCCCCTTGCGCCTTTTTCAGCCCCGAACTCAAGCCCGATGCATCCGCACCGATTTTGATGACCATATCGGAAATCGTCGCCATGCTCTACCCCCTCTCCGGCAACCCAAATTCCGCACGCAATATGCGGCGGTCTTCTTCCGCCTGTTTCCGCTTCTCTTGTTCCGTCACCCAAAGCGGATCGGCAATCGCTTCCGCGCCGATAGGCTTTTTGACGTGCGGCGAGATCAGCCACGCCGTGAAATACGCCTCTTTGTAGTCGCGAGCCTTCTCGCGACGCAAATAGCCGCGAATCAGGGCATCGAACTCATGCGGCTGCAAATCCTCAAACTCCCTCGGTTTCAAGTCGAGTTCGCCGTAGGCGATTTCTTCGGCCGCCTCGACCCATTCCCGAAAGGAGCTGACTACTTTCCCGCTTTCTTTTCCGCCGCCTCCTGCGGCTTCCCGAAAAGCCCCGTCTCCTGAATCGCTTTGATGATATGCCCATTGACGACATCGAGATTCACACCCGCTTCAAACGCCTCATCCAGAATCTCGTACGCTTCTTCTTCCTTGATACCGAGACCGTATTGCAGGCCTGCCACTGTCACGTCAATGCTCATTCCTTCCACCATATGGACGATGCCGCCGGCAAAGAGCGAGATCACCGATTTCCCAATCTTGCGCTCAAATGCCGCCAACGTCCGCATGGTAAAGCAAATCTCATACTGCTTATCACCCAAAACAAGCCATTCCGACTTCTTCATGTTTCACACTCACTTTCTTTCAGTCCAAAATCGAAAATGCCGCCCATCGCTCAATGTGACGGGCGGCATTTTCATCAGGGCGATCCAGCGCCGCCGCTCGGGACATTCTGCAATTCGCTGATCGGGCCGTTGCCTTCGATCGTGACCTTCACGGTCGAAATGGCATCATGGGCGTTATCATCATTGTAGGCGGTGATGTAGCCCCAGCCCGTACGGTAGCTGCCGTTCGGATATGCGAGCTTGATATTGACCTGCTTCCCCTGTGTAAAGCAGTAGTCGAGAATCTGCAAGGCTTCGTCGCTCTCGATCATCAGCCCGCTGTATTCAATCGACCAATCCTTCAGCCCCGGCACCTTTGCGCCCCAGCCGCCCGATGCCTTGTGCGATGCGTCGAGGGTGTTCGCCTTGCGCGAGAGCGGCGTGTTGCGCTGACCGCCAATCAGTACCCAAATAGGCAACTCCGCCGTCCCCTTGTTGATGTGGAGCATAGTGTCTTTGCCCGGAGACGCCGTCGCCTTGGCCGGATTATCCGGCAGTTTCTTCAGTTCCTGTTCCGTCAACATGATTTCTGCCTCCTCATTTCTGCAAGTCGGTCACGAGCGTCACGATGCCGTGATGCCCGCCTTCCGCTTCTTCAAACGTTTCCAAAAAGTCGATATCGCAATCAACAACACGAAATCCCTCAACGTGGAGCTTGTTCCAATATCCCGTGAGCAACGTTGAAACGTCGTTCATGATCTCGTTGAGTCTCTTCCTCTGCTCTCTTGCCGCCCACACGTCAATCACGGTGGATATGCGCCAGATCAGACAATCCTTCGTCCCGTTCGGTTTGAACGTCGCATCTCCCACCGTGATGTACGGACGTTTCGCCTTGAAAGGAACTGCGCCGTGCACAGGGCAGTCCTGCCCCTTCTGCAGGAGTTTCACAAGAGCTTCATGATGGGCGACCATCGGCACTTCTCGTATCACTCTCATGGCTTCATCGCCCTCTCGATGCTCGCTTCAAGCCTTGCGCGTTCCTTCTCTATGGCAGGGCGCATGAACGGCTTCTTCGGCATCTTGCCCGTAAAGATCCAGCCGCGCACAAAGGATTCGTTGATTTTTAACGCCAGCTTCTTCTTCGTCGGCGCCGTTATGCGCTCCATCGTGCCGAACTCCACGAGATGGGAATGCGGCGCTTCCGCCCGCACCTCGCCCGAGCACGTCGCCTCATCGAACGTTTGCTTGATTCCCTTGCGGAGATTGCCCGTCGCCCGAATCGGTGCGGCTCGGACGGCGGCGGCATGAACGGCCTCAATGCCTTCCTTCGTCGCCTTCTTGATGGCAGCTTGCGTTTTTTCGTCGTACTTTCTCACATCGACCATCACACGAAAGACTTCTTCTCGGATATTTGCGTATATTCGGATCTCTTTAGCCACCCGCCTCAACCTCCTTCGTCGTAAGAATCAGCTCGCCAGGCTCGCTCGCATCTACATGCAGCACATAGTATTCGCATTCTTTGTGCCGCACCTTCCAGCCTTTTTCAATACGCCGAGGACGTATGCGGATGCCTTGTGTAATCTCTGTAGCCACACTGCTTCCCATCGCATCTGACTGCGTGAAGCGCGGGCGCAAAAACTCTGCCCATGTCTCGCCTTCGGATTCATAGCCGCAGACAGTGCCGAATCCCGTGTCCGCACCGTATGCAGGGCGCAAGATTTCGATGCGGTGGCGCATCTTGTCCATCAGTATCACGGCGGTTCGCCTCCTCCATGGTGCTGCAGCTGCAAAATCATCGAACGAATATGATACGGATAGGACTGCCGATTATCGCCCCGGCAGTCCCGATGCGTATACATCTCATTGACGAGGGCAAAGCGCACGATGTCCGCCGTCGATGCAAAGTCCTGCTGCTTGCAGCGCTCGGCAAAATCGTCCACGGCATTGGCGAGATACGCATCTGCCGCCGCCATGCACCGACGCAGGAAATCATCTTCAATGTCAAGGTCAATGCGCAGGTACGTCTTGACCTCATCGAGCGTGATCGCCATGACGTCCCGCCTCCCTTACGGCAGCGTGACTTGCGCCAGCTTCACGGCATCCGTATCGTCGGCGACGACGCCGAAGCGCTCTACGCAGCGCAAGGCGGTCGCGTATTTGTCGAAGAGGAAGTCCGTCGACACGGCGATTTCCACGCCCGCGTGCTCGAAGAACGCCACATAGTCGGCGATGCTACCAACGTAGAACGACACCTTCTTTGTCTCCGTCGGAAGCGTACTGTTCGAGACGACGACGATCTGCTTTCCGCGAAAACGATAGGTGTCGGGCGCGGCGACGTCGGGCACGAGAAGCGGACGCTTCTGTGCGTCTTCCAGCTCGGAGAGCCACTGGAAGCCGTCCTGGTTCGTGACGATCCGTGCATTCGCATAGTAGGACGGGTCGAGGCTGACGTTCAGAATCTTCATGAACCCCTTGGCGTCCGTCACCGCCGTCGGCGTGAGCTTCTTGAGGAGCTTCAGAATCTCGTCGTTTTCGGTGTTGACCGCCTTGCGTGCGAAACGCTGGCCGATGATCGCCGTGAGGTTCACGTCGGCGTCGTCAAGGAGCTGGTTCGACACGGGAATGATGTCGCCATAGTCCTTGATCTCGTACTTGAGCTGCCCGAAGTCGAAATCCGACTGCTTGATGCTGTTCAGCTCCTCGAACGCCGTGAGCTTGCCCGTCTCATCGCCGAGCGTCGGCATTTTGCCCGAGATGCTGTTGGCATGCTGGACATGCGTGAAGTCCTTGAGCGCCGTATACGCCTTCCTGTACTCGCGAATCTGGCGCATCTGCTCTTCGGGCACGAGATAGCCGCCCTTGGCAGGAGTGCCTTCGACCTGCCCGGGCGAACCGATCTGATTGACATAGCCGCGCTCCTCCTCCGTGAGCGTCCTGCCCAGCACGAGCTTGTTGAATACGCGATTTCGCATCACTGCATCGCTGACCTTGTTCTCCTCGACGGGCGCCGCCGTGCCCGCAAAGTCCGTGAGCGCCGCCTTCTCCATCGCCAATGCCGCCTCATACTGACTGACAGCGTTCGTCAGTTCCCTGGCGCGCTTCGCAGCATCCTCGTACTTTTCCTCCTGTTGCAGGTTTTCCACCTCGCGGCGCAGCTCGTCCACTGTCTTCTTGATTTCATCCGACTTTTTCATCTTAGATCATGGCTCCTTTCGCCAGGGCAAGGGCGATTTCCGCCCGCTGCCGCATTTCCTGTGCCGCCAAAAGGCAGCGTTTTTCCTCTGCCGCTGCCTTTTGGCAGCGCTCTTCTTCCGCCTCTGCGGCAGGAGGCTCTTCTGGCGGCTTGACATCGCTCACACGGCGCAAACCCTCGGGGATGTGCTGCATAAACTTTGTGCTTCCGACACAAGCTGCCATCTGCGATGCTTCCAAAAGTTCCACGGCAAAAAACTCCGCCGCTTCCTTCCCGGTCAGCCACGTTTCCTTGTTCACCATCTGATGGATTGTTTCTGCCGTCACGCCCGCCCGCGCCGCCTTGATATAGGCTTCTTCAAGCCCTCGCTGGATCGTATCGAGCACTTCTGCCGATTTTCGGAGGTCGTCGGCATTGCCGCCCGCGTATACGGCAGGCTTGTGTATCATCAAGTAGGCGTTCGCCGGAATTTGCCGACGATCCGCCGCGAAAAATACCTGCGTCGCAATCGAGCAGCACCAGCCGTCGACGATCGCCGTCGTCCTGCCGTCGTGCCGGGCAATCATGTTCGCCATCGCCACGCCAGCGGGCACGCTGCCGCCGTCCGAATTGATGTAGATGGTCAGCGCCTTGCCCTTGAGGGCGTCGAGCTGGGCGCGAATCTTCTCCGGCCATTGATAGCCCGTCGTGTTATCGCACCACTCTTCCATGATGCCGCCCATCTCGTCATCTACGATGCTCCCCGACAGATAAAGCTCGGCGCTGTCCGGCGTTTCATTCCGTATCTCTATTGCCATCTCCTTCACCTCCCTTCATCATGTAAGCTTTCCCGATGTCTTCGAGCTTCACGTAGGAGCCGTTGACCATGTGGACGTCGCCGCCCTCGCACGGCGGACTGTCGAGCTTGGCGCGTGCCTCGTTCGGACTGTAGATCGCCGACTGCACCATCTTTTGCAAGATGTCCGCCTGCTGCGAAGGATCGCCGCGCAGAATCACCCAGACATTAAATTTAAAGCCCAGCCCCGTCCCCTGCTCCTTCTCCGTCAGCAGCTTGCGATTCATCTCCTGCTCGTAGAGCGAGACGTTGTAGAGGAGCGTGTTGACGTAAAATTGCAGGTTCTGCATGGCGCTGTTGTTGTAGCTCGACTTCGTGTAGTCGTTCAAATGATCGGGATTGACACCAAAGGCTGCGGCGATTTGCAGCGCGGAGTAGCGCTTTAGCTCGTAAAATTGCGCGTCCGTCAGCTTCAAGTCCAGCGTTTCGATGTCCGTGCCGATGGGCAAACTGATAAGACGGCGCGATTCTTGCCGCGCCTGCGCTTCGATGCGCCGCAGGAGCTGCGCTTGTCCTTGTTCATTTAAGTCGCTCGCATATTTGACGACGGCATTTGCCGTCAATCCCTTGCGGTACAGCTCCGTCAAAAACTTCTGCGATGCCTTGTTGCCCGCCATGTTCTCGGCGAGAATCTGCCGCACGGACTTGCCGACAAGCCCGGTATCATCCGTGAGCCACGCGCGCACATGCAGCATGTCCTCCGGTGCGATCCAGTGCTCCTTACCCGTCCGAGGATCGCTGTAGCGATAAAAGTATCGTCTCTCCGTGTAGCTTCCCGTGTTGTTCAGCCACACCTGCACGAGGCGCGGGTCGAGTACATGCAGCGCCCGCAGCTTCGAGCGATCGCGCTCGATCATCGCATAGCCGTTGCCGTAGTGATTGCGGTATCGTTCGAGCGTCGTAAAAAATTGCAGCGGCGTCATGATGCTATTCGGCTCCACGGAGAGGACGCGCGATGTTTCATGCTGCATGACGCGGTTCTTGTCGTTGTCCATCAGATAGACAGGCATCTTGCCGAGCGATTCCCCCAGCGTCTTGAGGCATGTAAAATAGGTGATTTCCGATATGTCCGCGCCCTCGGCGACCGTGCCGCCGAAGAAGAAGTCATTCGCCTCCGACAGGGAAAAGCGCACGTCCGCCGCGTTCTTGAACAATCCCTTGATACTGTTCAGCCATTTCAAGCCTCGTCACCCCCTTCTGCATCCGCCGTGACTTCCAGCCATGCGGCAAGCGCCGCCTGTGCATCTACTTTTCGCACATGGCGTTTCAAGAGCCATACCGCCCATGCGTCTATGACGGCGTCGCACGGGTCTATGCGCCGCGTTTGCGTCATCTTGTCAATCTTGATTTCGCCGAAGGAGTTCGGCGCCGATATGACCGCGTTGACCATGCTCCATGTGAGGAGCGCGTTCTGTCTGTCGTAGCGCACCTTCCCCGCCTCGACGGAAAGCCTGAAGTCCTGCGTCGCCTCGTTCAGCGTACGCGCCGCCTGCTTGACCTCTGTCAGGTCGCACGACAGGACTTCTTCCAAGTCAGCAAGGAACGTATTCGCATTGTGGTTGTCGTAGCCGCAGCCTGCGACGTCAAGCTCAAACGCCTCGATGAGGCGTTTGAGGTCGGCGACGATATGACGGTAATCCGTCTTGATGCCGTACATGCCGCTCGTGAGCGTCAAGAGTTCCGCGTCCTTCCATACGCCATAGGGCGCATCGTCCGTGCGGATATGCTCCGCCAGCCGCCGTTCCGGCATGTAGCTGTGCGACCAGACATAGACTTCATCTTCCTCGTCGGGGAAGATGAGCGCGATGCTCGTGAGATCGCCGCCGCTCGACAGGTCGATGCCCAGATAGCATTCGCGCCCCTGCATTGCGGCGAGCGTCGCGTCCGTACCGCACATGCGCCACGCTTCAAGATTGATGAATGCGCCGCCCGTGTACTCGACCCAGCAGTTGAGCGTCTTCGTCTGAAAGTTCGCCAGCTCCTCATCCTGCTTCTCTTTCGCCTCGATTGCCTTTTCCGCCATGCGGGCGATCATCTCGTCGTTGAGCGTGTCGTCCTCGTTCCAGAGGTTCAGAGGATTCGCCTTTGCCCAGTTCCGAGGCTCCCATATATCATCATCCTCATCCATCTCCGCGATGAAGATGAAGAGAGAATCCTTCTGCACATTGCCCGAAAGGACGCGCTTGCAGAACTGATAGTGCTTGTAGCAGGCACCGTTAAGGTCGAAACCTGCCGTCGTAATGGCGAGCGTCAGCGCGTTGTCCACGCGAATTTGGCCGTCCTGCATGAGCTTGTACATCTGGTTTGTCGGATGGGCGTGGTACTCGTCGACGACGGCGAGAATCGAGCGGAAGCCGTCGGCGGATTTCGTATCTCTGCCGATGGCTTCGATTGTCGTGTTCGTCACAAGCGAGCGTATCTTGTGATCGTACTCGCGTATCTTGTACATCTCGTCGAGGTCGGGATCTGAGCGGATGAACTTCTCGATTTCCTTCCAGACGATGTTTGCCTGGTCTTGCTTCGTCGCCGTGCAGAATATACGGCCGTACTGATAGCCCGAAAACGTCGCGAAGTCGTTGCACAGCTCGCCCGCGAGGAAGGATTTGCCGTTTTGCCGCGCCATCTGGATGTACGCCTCGCGAAAGCGGCGCAGCTTCGTCCGCTTCTTGCGCCAGCCGAAAAGACTGCCGAGGATGAAGTTCTGGAAGCCGCGCGTCTTGAGCGGCGTCGCCGCCGTGCCCTCGCCAATCGTCATGCGGTTGGCAAGCTCGATATGAAACTCCGCCTCTTTCGCGTCGAAGATGTAGGGAAAAGCCTTGTCCTCCATATCGTCCAAATGGCGCTTGCAGGCTTGGTATTCCGCCCGCCCACAAATCTTCTTGCCGCTGACGATGAGCTTTGCATATTCCGTCGTTCGATCCTTCATTCCGTCACCTCCCTCGTCATCGACCTTTGTTCAAGAAGCGAAGGAACTTGTTGACCGACTTCTCTTCCTCCGTCGGCACGATGAGCTTCAAGCGGTCGGTCGCCGCGAGGCCGAGCTTCGTCGAACACCTTTGAATCTGCGTCGCCGCCTCGCCCGCGATCTTGATGTAGGGCGACGGCATTTCCCCCTTCTTGCCCTCGACGGTCAGTCCGTTTTCCTTCAAAGCGCTGCTCGCCTGTACATAGCGGTCATAATTGTCCGCATAAATCGCCAATACGGCGAGGTCGAGATTGTCAAGGAGGCGAATTTTGCCCGCCTCTTGGACGACGCGCATATATTCTTCTTGGGCGAGCGGCGAAAGCCACGACGGTGCTCCCGCTTCGAGCTGGTCGCGGTCGAGCCTCAGCTTCTCTTCCTGTATTTTCCGATTGATTCTCTTTTCTTTGCCGATTTTTCCCGTCGATATGCCGACAATCTTGCGCGGCCTGCCGCCCATCGCCTCACCTCCTTTCATGTCCTCCTCTCGCGGACACCAGCCGCAAAGGTCAAAAATTTTTCATTTCTGGCATTTTTTCCGAAGTTGAGAGCGAGCGCGGTCTTATATTCGCCGCCTCAAACTTTTTTGACCCGCCCCCCATCTCGCGATCTGCTTGCCAATGCCGCGAAAAGGCGCGACTGCATTTCTTTTTTCGCTTGCGGACTCTTGTCGTAGGCGTCATGAATCGCCTTGTGCGTGCGTGCGGAAACATAAATCAGATTCCCCAGCGAAAGCCTGAGGTCGGGACGCTCGCCAACGGGATGGATATGATGCACGACAGAACCCGGCACAAGCCGCCCGCCCGCCTTCGCCAGCTCGTCGGCATAGCCCGCGCGTGCACGGACAGCGGCGGCGACAGCCCGCCACTCGCGCGAGTGGTAGAACTTCGCCCGGTCTTTGTCCCGCCGTTCCCTGTCGTACGCCTTATGACGCTTCGCTTGGCACGGGCAAGCCTCGCCCTGCTGCACCAGCCTCCCGCATGATGGGCATATCCTCGTGAGCATGACGCGCCTCCTTTCCTGCCATACAAAAAGGACGACGCAAGTGCGTCGCCCTCATGTGTACAGTTTTCAATAGTATCATTTTATCATGGATTTCCCTCGAATATTGGAAGTAAATGACCCGTAAAAAGCACCGTTCCAACGGCGATAAAGTTATCCACAATCTTTTCACAAGTCGATTTCTTTGCCGTACAGTCGTTCCATTCCGGCGCGTGTAACCAGCCATACGCCACCCGACTTGCGGCACTCCTCTTCCGTCAGCCTTGGCGCTCGACCTTGAATCCCCGTGCAGAGATGCTTGACGGACACCGCGCTTTTCTTCCAGCGTTCCGCAGCCTCTTGCGTCGTCATGATGTCCGTAAACTTCAGTAGAATCTCATGGTCAGCCATACCCCAACAACACCTCCGGAGATAAAGGACTTCATATTTTCCCAATCCCAATCAAGCAATATGATGAACGCCGCCACCGTGCAGGCAAAAGCTCCATCGAGCAATTTCCTTCGCGTAAGTTTCATTTGTCGTCCTTCCTTTCGTATGATATAATTGAAGAAGACAAGGGGCTTTCGCCCCTGCCTTCCCCGCCCTTACCGCTTGCGCTTCCTAGGCTTCTTGCGGTTGGGCGGCTTCTTTTTTGGCTTCATCGGGTTCGGTTCTTTCTCTCGGTACGTTATCCATATCTGGATGAGTACCAGAAGAGTTGTCACGAACCATTCGACGTCGCCTTTTTCAACCTCCATTTCATCCCCCCTTTCATGTTCTTATTATAACCTTTTTCGGTTAATATGTCAAGTGTTTTTGATTGTAAATCAAATCTTTTTTTTCGCCCGCAAGCCTTGATATTTCTTGGCTTGCGGGCTTCTTTATTCAGAAGATAAGACGCGTTTGCAAAGGCTTTTCACATGTGCCGAACAACATCATCGCCATATCTCTGAGAGCCTTCCTGCCGCGCTCCTTCGCCCACTTTTCCGTATAGCCGACGTCATGCCCGGCTTGCTGCCAGGCATACCCGTCGATATACCGCCCGCGCACAAGCCGCTCATCATCAGCCGAGAGGCACGCAAGCGCGCGATCGACCGCCCGCAATGTCCGCTCCATGTCCTGCTTGCGCTGCTCCATCACCGCGATGTCTGCCGTCGTCTTCATTCGTTTCTCTGCCGCCGCTTCCGTAGCCGTCAGCTCCGACGTGCCGCCCATCGGCTCATCTCCATAGCGAGCGATGGCGACGGACTCGCCTTGGAGAGCAGCAGTCCGCGCCTCGATTTCTTCCGCGAGATTCTGCACGGCGACTTTCATCTTGTTGTACTGTCCCAGTATGCGCTTCGTTTCTTTGATGCAGTCGCCATGCTCCATGCGGATACTCCTCTCCTTATCGTCCGTCACTGTCCGACACCGTCCGCCGCTGTCCGATTCATGTCCGATTCACCATCTTACCGCCACTTGATAATCCTCAAACTGTGCCGCTCTTTTTCTTACACCAGCTGCCCTGTCTCAAGGTTATATTCCTTGCAGTCTGCGATGTACTCGATAGACTTCGCGTATCCATGCTTATCCGCCCATGTCTGAAATGCTTGCGTGAGCATTTCAGACAAGTCCTCGACAGCCTCTTTGGGAACATCCGACTTCCAGAAAAAGTTAGTCTCAATCCCTTCCGCGTCTATATCATTATCAATTTGCTCAAGTACCGCATTACCATCTACGCGAAACTCAAGCACCTCCCCGCGCCCGATACAAACTGTCTCGTTTTCGTCCGTATTCTTCCGCGCATGCTCCAATGCCTCCTCGATGCTCGGAAAATACCCTTCTCCGCGTTCACCGTCCTCACCGAAACCATAAAAGTACAATCCTTTCCACATTTACATCTCCTCCGGCAGTTTCATAAAACACATCCAATGCGTATTCATATTCTTACCGCTGCGGTGCCCAAAAAGGGGCATCGCACCAATTGCGGACAACACATCTCGCAGCGGGATATCCACCTCGCTCCACTTAAATACCAGCGTCCCGTATGGTTTGAGCACTCGCATGCACTCCCAAAAACCATCATGCAGCACCTGCCGCCAGTCCTTATCGAGACATCCGTATTTGAGACGCGTCCACGATTTTAGCCCCGCATGAGTCAAGTGCGGCGGGTCAAATACGACGAGGTAAAAACTCGAGCTCGCGAACGGCAGATGCCGAAAATCGCACACCGTATCCGGGCTGACCTCTATGTACCGCTGCGGATAAAACTCATGTCGCGGCACTTCCCGTATGTCGCAAAACTCGACATGCGGATTCTGTTTGTTAAACCAAAACATCTTGCTCCCGCAGCACGCGTCCAGTATTGGTTTCATCGTCTCCTCCTCACACATCCATCTCATCCATCTTATGCACTCGCACACTCGCTTTTGCCGCACATCTCTGGCAAATTCGCCCTGACAATCTCCTCGGCAAAGGGCGGCGGAACTGCATTGCCGCACCTTGCGACCTGCGCCGATTTTGGATAACTCTTACCATCTGCATCGCGATCGATGATGTAGTCCGCTGGGAATCCCTGCGCATTAAACAACTCGCGCGGCGTGAGCATCCGCATACCAATGTCCACGATCTGATACATCTCTCCGCGCACAGCAACTACCCCAAACTTGTCTTTGGTCGTGATTGTATGCAGTGTCTCTGCGAGCGTCTGCCCCTCGCCTTGGCCGTAATACTTGATCAAGAATGCCGTCAACAGCCCGTACCGATTGGACGCATCTACCGTCATAAGCGGACGGTCAATCGCCTGCCCTCGCACCTCCTTGCCCGACTGCTCGCCGTGATATTGGATGAGAAATGGTGCCAGCCGCTTGTCCACGATGTACGGCTCCGGATTATCGAGGACAAACTTTTTCAGCCCGCGTGCAATGCGCCGCATCGTGTTGCCGCAAAGCGGCTTTTTGCGGGTAAAGATGCTCGGGCAAGGGATTGACCAATCGATGATTTCTGCCGCCGTCCGCCATGGACGTAATGCTCCGCCCATCACAAAAAGTGTCGACGGATCCCCATGCGTCGGCTCCGGCCACACAATGGGCGCCCCATCACATCGCGCGACCAAAAAAAATCGTTTACGTATCGTCGGCGCTCCATAGTCACACGCTCTAAGCTCCCGCCAGTCCACCTGATACCCGTATCGCTTGAGCGCATGGACAAACCGCCGAAACGTCTGCCCCTTGCGCGATGGGTCAGGGCGATTATCAACGAGCGGGCCCCATGTCGTAAACTCCTCGACATTTTCCAGGATGATGACGCGCGGCCGCACGAGCTTTGCCCACCGTATCGCCACCCACGCAAGCCCGCGAATCTCTTTTTCCACAGGCTTGCCGCCCTTTGCTTTACTAAAGTGCTTGCAGTCCGGCGAGAACCACGCCAGCCCTACCGGACGCCCAGCACACGCCTCTACAGGGTCAACATCCCAGACACTCTCACAGTAATGCTTGCTGCTCGGATGATTGGTGCGGTGCATCGCAATCGCCGCAGGATCGTGGTTGATGGCAATATCGACGCTCCGCCCCGTCGCAAGCTCAATCCCCGTCGAGGCACCCCCGCCCCCCGCAAAGTTATCCACGATGATCTCCATCACCAGTACCCCCGCCGACTGTTCTTCTCATTGACAGCTCGCTGGATCCGCCCACGTTCCACTTCGTCGTAACCCAACGACGCAAGCCACGTCACGCAGACCGTGATCACATCGGTCAACTCCTCGCCCAAACGATCGCGTGCCAGACGCGGTGCATATCTGCAATACGCAGTCTCGCGCGTCGCACAGGCAAACGCTTTCATCGCCTCCGTGACCTCCTGCACCTCTTCCGCGAGCTTCATCGCAAGCTCCGCGTCCGTCTGCTCTTTGGCTTTCACACACGGCTACGGACGCGTCATATCGACGATAGTCTCGCCCTCGACGCGCTTCTTCTCGCAGTCTGCCAATACTTGTTTCAGTCGTTCATTTTCTTCTTTCAGTGTCATGTTCTCTTTTTTCAATGCACCATTTGTCAGCGGCTTGTCAGCCTCTAACATCAATGCATCTATTTTCGTAGCCTGCTGCCATATCTCCGACACCGTATTTTTGCACGCTCGTTCTAGCTCTGCGCACATTTTCTTCTGACGTTCAATATCTGCTTTCACCCTGCAAATATCCTCATCATGCAACTCAACCATTATGATTTTCCTCCATCAGCAATACCCCCGCCTGCAGTTCTTGTCGTTGACTTCCCCTTGTATCTCCGCACGCTTTACCTCGTCATAGCCAAGAGCATCCAGCCATGACGTGCAGACCGTAATGACGTCGGTCAGTTCCTCAGCCAGCTCCTCCGGCGGCACGATCACATTCCCTTCCATCTTCTTGTCGTCGTCTTCCGCCCACTCGGCAGCGACGTGCACCGCCTCCGCCGTCTCCTCCATCAACTTGGTAATCCAAGAGGAGATGGGATTGAGCTTGAACTTGACGCACGGGCGCGGACGCATCCCCTCAGTCAGTACATGCGCCCGTATGCGCTGAGCTAACATGTCCGCCAACTCAGCCTTTTCTTTACGCAGTTCCTGTACTTCAGCCCGCAACTTGCTCAGTTCAGCGACCTGTTCGGCGACGCCTTTGCCCTCTGCATCGACACGGTTTTCCTCGCCGTCTTCGAGCACCTTTTTCAGCCAATCATTCTCAATTTTGAGCCGCTGCATTTCACGCTCATGCTCAATCAGCAGCTGCCGCAATTTCCCCAACTTCTCAAGCATTCCCATTGCTGCTTCCTGCTCCATCGCGCTTCCTCCTCTCAATCTCGCGCACCAACATCGCGCGAAAATCCTCCTGCTCTTTCTGTGCAAGGCTGTACCTCTGTGCGATATGCGCGACAGATGCAGAGTGCACATCAATGTCAGTCATCATGTGCTCAAGCACCTCCGTCCGAAACTCCGCGAGGTGCGGCTCCATCGCCGCTTGCACATTATCCAGTCCCGGCGACCGTTGTTTGAGAGCATACCTAAACGCATACACCATGGCCAGTCGCCCCGCCTGCGTCAGCACCTCGCCGCGCTTCTGCCGCTCGTGCTCACGCTTCGCCTTGCGTCCCAAAGACAGCATCTCTTTCTTCTCCCGCCGTTCGCGTTCCCGCCGCTCATAACGACGGCTCCTCTGTCCTGCCTGTCTCATGACTCTTCTCCTTCTTTACAAACAAACACCAAGATCAATGCGCCCTTCGAGCGGTTTCCCTTCCTCATCGCATCGCGCTTCCGTGCGGTCGGATATATTCCCCATCTCGCAGTGGCTCGGCTCACACCTGCCATCTTGGCGATTTCATCAAGCGTTCCCTCACCAATGTAGGCATCACCTCGGTACGCTGCATAGATTTTCTTCCCCATGTTTTCATCCTTTCGCCATACGCTCCCTCTGCGAATCCTTGAGATAATCCTCTCGCAACACTTGAAACATCGCAATCGCGGCAAGATACTCACGGCGGTATTTTGCGCCATCTTTGTTACCCTCGGGATAAGTCTCGTTAACTCGCGCGATAAAATCTGCCAGTGACCCTCCGGCATGTCCTCTCCAACATCCGCACTGAACGATGTCCTCTTCCACGCGGTAAAACGTATAGTCATTACGACTGCCAATAGGTCCGATTTGTAGGATTTTTTGATCAATGGCTACATCGCGCAAACACGCTCCACCCAATTTTGTCTTGCGCAAGTCTGCACCTCTCAAAGCTGCCCCACGCAGGTTTGCTCCTCGCAAGTCTATCCCCCGCAAGTCGGCTCCCCGCAAGTCCGCTGGCTCACCCCCTTTACCACTGAGCCACTCTTTATGATTTTTCAAAATTTCACTCAGCGTTGCTTTATCCATGCTCTGTCACTCCTTTTGCCATACGCTTTTGCGCTATGTACTAGTCGTAGCTCAGACCAGCCTCATGCACCCCAGATTCATTCCTACGGTATTTTTGCACCCATGTCTATACATCGCTATATCCTGCGTAAAAATGGATGCTCTACGCGTCTCCTAGGGCGTTTCTATATTCTCAGAATAAGCTCTCCTGCATCCGCCGACTTGTTTCTTTCTTGCTTTCTTGAACGACTGCCGTGCGGCGCAGGTCGCCCAATGAGGCGTGTAGCCCAGTCCCGTAACATCCTTCGTCACACCCTGCAACGCGCAGGACAGCACTTTGCCTTCGGGCGTCACTATGCGGGCTGCGCCTCCCGGAACTACCCAATACAGCACGGGCTTCGGGTCTACGGGCATCGCTTTCCCCGCCGTAGTCTTAATCCAACGAATTTCTTTGCCGCATTCCCTGCATTTCGCCATGTTGCACCTCCTCGATTTCCTGCATCGCAATCTCGATGCGCGGGCGTTCCGCATACCACTTGCCCACCTCGCCGTAGAGGACGTTGGACACATCCGGCTTTGTCGTCGGCCGCAGCCGCCCTGCGAGCGCCGCCTCCCTCTTGGCCTTGCTCATCGACTTGGGCATCGCTCTGTATATCTTGAGCGACAGTACAACGGCTCCCGTCACGGGCGTCTCGGGCGCGTCCTCGCTGGCGACGAGCCGCACGTATTGCTTGTACTCGCGGCTCCTAGCAGGATCGTACGCCTTGACAAAGCCGCCCTGCCGACTAAAGCGCGGCCGCCCCTGCGCGACCGGCTCGCCGAGGACGACGGCTCTATACTCCCTTGTCATGTTCTGCCCCCTGCTGCCATTTCGCGTATTCCGTTTCTTCCCGCTTGTAAAAGCACTCGTCGCAAACAAGCCCATATATGTCACTGGGCTCTAAATTTTTTTCGGGAACAAGTCTCCCGCATCTACCGCATTTTTCAAAATCCATCTCGTCTCTCTCCTCTCCGCCTCAGCGCGCCTCTTGGTAGCCTCTTGCTCACGCCGCCTGCGCTCTCGCTCCTCCCGCGTCACGCGCCCGATTGCCTCCTGTGCCGTCGGATCGCGTCGCTTGCACGGGATGTACTCGTTCATGCCGCTCCCCTCCTTCGCTCAAAAGGGGATCTCTTCACCAGCAGGCTCCATGCTGCCCGCTGCTGCGGCGCCATTTCCCGCATTGTCGCCCCGTCGGCCGCAAAAATACATGTTCTGCACGACGACCTCCGTCACATAACGCTTCGAGCCGTCCTTTGCCTCGTAGCTGCGCGACTGGATGCGCCCATCGACGGCGATCTGCTGCCCCTTGCTGCAGTAGTTGCCGATGATCTCGGCGACTTTGTCCCATGCGACGCACGAGATAAAGTCCGCCTGGCTATCGCCTCTTGCGCTCTTGCGGCGGTCGACGGCGAGCGTAAACGACGCGACCGCCTTGCCGCTCTGCGTGTACTTGATCTCAGGGGCTTTCGTCAGCCTCCCCAAGAGGATTGCCTTGTTCATGCTCCTGCCTCCTTCTTGCCGCCCGGCAATACGGACAATTTGCCCGCCAATTCTCCGACCAGCATATCCACATGCCTTCTCGGCAGCGTATTCAGCGTCTCTCGATTCATCCGGCGATCTTTCTGCCGCTCGGCAATCGCGCTGTAGATACGCATAAACTGCGCCCGTGCCGTATTCATCTCTTCCGGTTTGAGCAGGCAAAGCTCCGACTTACCAAAGCTCATCACAGCCTGTTCCACCGCCGGATGCGTAAACGGCCACGGTCGGTAAATAAAATACTTTTTCGCAAAGCCCCAAGCCTCATGCCACGCCTCGTCTGCCGATGGCACGATGGGTACGCCTGCCTCACCTTGGACAAACTGCCGCAGGTTCTCAATCTGCTCGCAGACCTCCGCCACCGTCGGAAAGAACTTGCAGATTTTCATGAGTTTCAGCATGGCGGCGTTGATCTCGCCGATGTTGTAGCCTGACAGTGCCCGCGCATAGATGACAAGGGTTCCCTCGTTGGCTTTGCAATGTGGAAATGACAGAAGATACGGCGTCAGTGTCCGGACAATCTCAACTTCGTTCGTCATGGTGTTCTGCCTCCAGTATCGCGATCGCTCGTGCAGCCACGTCCATTTGCGGGATGTTCGGCGCTCGCGGCTTCTTGTTGTCGTAGGTGCCCTCAAGCACCTTGATGGCGTTCGAGGATTTCATGAGCCAGTCAAAGTTTGCCGACCAACCGCGCCCGTTTCTGCCGCAGAGGAAGTCGCTCGCCTCGACCTTTCGGAAAAAGGCGCAGACCTCTCCCATCTGCCCATGAAACTCCCGTCGGAAGAGGCTCTTTGCCTCCTGCTTGCGCTTGTCGCTCATGACCTTGATGGGTGTGAGAGAGACGCAGATCGCATTGTAGTTCTCCATGATGGCGGCATAGGGCACGGCGGGCGCACGGATGTCGGCATTTGCATCCGACACCGGCACTGCGTCCTCATGGGAATTTTTGTCAGACGGCAAGACAGGGACGGACGCACCCGGCGCGCCAGCGCCAAAGTGTGTGTCTATATCTCTGTCCTTGCTTATGCTGTCTATATTCCCAGTAGTACCTACCCTATCCTTACCTATCCTATCCTCTCCTAACCTAACCTTACCTATCCTATGCGGACAATCCGCCGTCACTTGCCCGCGATTCGCCGACAGCTGCCCGCAATCCGCCGTCACTTGCCCGCGATTCGCCGCAGGCGCGTCATTACTGGATTCTTCGACCATCGGCTCCATGGTCGATTGCTCCAACAGGTCTTTATAGATACTGTCGCGTTTACGGTCAGCGCGAATCTTGTTGTTCTCATCCCAATCCAAGATGTGCGCCACGAGATCCTCGTTGAGAATGCGGATGAACTTACGGTCGGCAAGCTCCTGTAAATTCTCTTCAGTGGCCGCCGCAAGACGCATGATGGAAAACGCCTCCACTACGCCGTCGTCGTCCGCGTTCATCGCAAGGTGCATATAAAGCGCCTGTGAAGCGTGCGACATGCGCAAAAAGCGCGCCGATGATGTGATTTTTATAGAAAGCATCCTGCGTTCAGCCATCATCTTATCCTCTCATTGGATACACATTGCCGCCGAGCTGTGCTGCATCTCCCGCAAAGGAGATCGCCTCATCGAGCAGCTCGTCCGACATGCCCTCTGCCTCTTCCGTCTCAGACGCTGTTGCGGGAGCGTCGAACAAGCTGCCCTGCGCCCGCTGCCCTGCGAGGAACAGTTGCGCCTCCTCGCGCAGTTTCGCCAAGAGGCGCGACGTATTTATGTCCCAATATCCCGGGATTTCGCCCTCTGCCTGCGTCGGTGCCAGTCGGTAGGGCGGTGACTTGAGCGTAACCTTCGAGGTGGTTCCCGGGATGATGTAGTCGCAGACGATAGCCGCGAACTCGTTCAGATCCTTATCCTCGCCATAGGTCACGCCGACGGGTACGAATCGCATCGTGACCGCCCGATCGACGAACACAAGCTTCAAGCCCTGGCAGAAGCCAGTGACGAGAGCATTGAACGCGTCGTAAAACTCCTTCCGCGCCATCTCGCAGAACTTCGAGGTGTGCGCACTCAAATGGCTGTCTTTCTTTTTCCTATAGTCAAACGTGAACTCAGTACCATCACGCTTGATTTTCTTGATCTCAAACTGTGCCATGATATCCTCCTTATGCGATATAGACCTCTGCGCCCGTCTCCTGCTGCACTTGGCGGCGGAAACTTTCTGCATCGCTGTTGCCGTCGGAGAGATGCAGCAGGTAAATCTGCCGCACCGCGCTCATGTCGTTTGCCCGGAGCAGCCCCAGCAGCGTCTCAATACTCATGTGCGTCTTTATGACGCGCTCGGCGAGATAGACTGGGATGCGCTCATTTATGGCATTGTCGACAATAATCTCCTGCGCGTAGTTTGCCTCGACCATGATGTGCGTGAGGCCTCGGAATGTGTACTTGACATACGCGCTGTCGGTGATGTAGACGAGCTTTTCGCCCGTCGCCAACGATTCCACCTGATATCCAAAACAGGGAACGTCGTGCTCCACCTCAAACGGCAGGACGCTGAATGTGCCGATGCCGTACTCAAGCAAGGGCTGCATTGTGCGCACGCCTGCATGGAGCGCGGTGACGTCGGCATTGCTGTAGACGTGGATGCCTCGCTGCAGCATCTTTGGGATCGCCTTGGCATGGTCGCCGTGCCGATGGGTGACGAGGCAGCCGCTGATGCTGCCCGTCTGAAAGTCACAGCCGACTTGGATCGCCCGGAAAGGAATCCCCGCGTCGAGGAGCAGGCTTGTCTTGCCGTCCCCGATGAGATAGGCATTGCCTCTGCTCCCCGACGCAAGAATCTTGATGTCCATGCCTAGAAGTCCATGCCGGCATAGAGACCGTCAGCGGCAGCCTCTTCCGTCGGCGGATCTGTCGCGATCGGAGCTTTTTTTACGAGTACGGACTCTTCTGGCACTTCCATCGCAAGAGGAGCGGGCGCGGTACGGCGATGCGCTGATGTGATGGCGAAAGGAGCTTCTTCCTGCGGCGCAAACGTCGGGACAGGCACACCCGACGCAGCAAGGGGCGACAGAGTCGGCTTCGTTTCCCTCGGCGGCAACTGCGCCGCCTGCTCCACAGGCACCGTGTTCGCCGTCACGTCGATGATGCGGCGCATGTCGTCCTGCGCGTCGGCAAGGCGAGCCTCCCGCTCTTTCATGTACTGGTAATTCTCATCGATCTTGCGCGGGTCAAGCAGGATGTGCTTAGGGCTGTAGACCTCGCGAATGAGCGTCTTGCGGCACATTTCGTCGAGCCAGCCGTCTTTGTCGACTTCGACTTTCTTGCCGTTCTTCCACTCGTTCGCCTTGCCGCCCCAGAAATTCGCGCTCGCGTACTCGGGCTTCCTCTTCTCAATGTCCTTCATGCTCATGAGGACGAGTTCGTTCTTCTTGGGGTCGTCGTACTCGATGTAGCCAAAGCCGCCGACGATGTGTCCACGGTCAAAGGGATTCATAATCTCAAAGTCGTAGGATTCGATGTCGTTGCCGCGCCCTTTCTTGTGCGGCTTGAAGTTGTCCGTCGAGTACACAAGCTCAATAGTTACGCTCTTCGGCGGGCAGAGCGCAAACTTCTCGGCGATGTATTTGATGCCGTTGTAGCCAAGCATCAGATTGATGTCGTACCGCCCCGCCTTCTTGTTGAGATACGGGATCGGCGTGATGAAGTTCGCCTGCATGGTGTCAAGCCCGAGCCTCGCATAGTGCACGACATCAAGCGCGAGGTCTGTCATGTTGACGTTCGCCCAGGTGACAGGGATGTTGTTGTCGTACTTGTGATCGCGGTTGTTCTCGTTCTTCCGCACGCGCTCAGATTCGGCGGTCTTGAGAGCCCTGTCGACGCCGATGAAGTAGCCCTGGATGAGCTGGCGCTGGTACTCCGTGATCTGGAACTCGCCGACGCTGCCGGAGAACTCGCCGATAACCTTCTGCATGAAGCGCTCGCTCATGTTCGCCTGCGGTGCTCCTGCGACGGCGGTGGTATTGGTTGTTGCTACTGCTGTCTGATTTGCCATAATGTTTTCCTCCTTAGTCCTTTGTCTTGATACGCAAGGCTTCCGTGTCCGGTGCCGATACGATAAAGCGGATGAGCTGGCCGTCCACGGGGAGCGGCGCTGTGACGCTTTCCGCCTGATCCATGAGGATGGGCAGCGTCACGCCGTAATGCTTGCTCAGTGCGCCGATGATGTCGACCTTGGCGTTCACCTGCGCCGCATAGTTGGCGCTGCGGTACTCAACCCACTCGCCCGCCTTGTTCTCCAAGGTCGGCTCGCAGATTTCCTTCAAGCCGCCATTGATTTGCTCTCGGAAGAGGATGAAACGCACCATCCGAAAGTGCCCATTGATGCTCTCCGTGACCATGCGTGCCTTGGTGCGCACGAACTCTTCTGCGAGATGGATGCCGCGCTCGATGTGTTCCATCTGCGCCGCCGTTTCCTTGAGAGACGTCTCAAGCTCGGCGACGCGCTTCTTGCTTTCCTCTGCGGCTTTTGCCTCGGCAATGCGCAGATTCGTTGCCGCGATCGCCGTTTGGATTTCCTGCACCTTTGCCGCGTAATGGCGCACCGTCTCGTCCTGTGCGCTGTCGTCGCTGCCTTCGGTGTCCTGCAGCTCTTCGAGGCGCTGCGTGAGGAGCGTGTACTCCTCCGTCGTTTCAAACGGCGGCTGCACCATGAGCGAGGCTTGGAGGTTGGACAGGCGCTCGTCGATGTCGGCGAGGATCCGTTCTTTCGCCTCAACCTCCGCCTTCTGCGCGGCGATCGCTTCCTCCAACTGCTGGATCTTCGCCTTGCTGCATTCCTGCCCGCGACGGTTGATACTTTCCTTTTGCTGCGCCTTCCGCTCATTAAAGGCGGCGCGCAGTCCCTGCACCTTTTCAGCAGGGAGCGTCTGTCCGCAGGTCGGGCAGGTTTCCTTTCCCGCGTCCCACTGCTCTGCCTGTACAGCAGCGTACTCTTCCATGAGTGCGGCGCGCAGTTCGCTCATGCGCGCCTTCTCCCTGTCCGCATCGCGCAGCTTGCGCTTGATGGTGTCGATCTCTTCGGCGAGGGTGCGTTTCTCGCCCGACAATTTGTCAATGGCGGCGTGGATGTCGCGGTTCTTCTCGACACCATCCTTGATGTACGCCGCCCGCGCGTTTTCCATCTCCACACGCAGGTTGGCGACGGCGGTGCGGATGGCGTCCTTCTTGCCATCCTTGGTCAAGAGTGTGCGCCGCTCTTCTTCTGTAGCGGCCTTCTCTTTTTCCAGTCGCCGCAATTCCGTCTGCAAGGCAGCTTCGTCCGCAATCTCCTCGGGGATGCCTTTCGCCGCCTCATCAATGCGCGTCGGCAGCAGCTCCAAGTCCTTATTGAGCTTCAGTCGCTGTTCTTTGGCAATCTTCTGCCACTGCTCGATTGTGTAGCTCTTGCCGGAGCTGCCCGGCATGACGAGGTACGGCGTGAGGTCTTGCAGGGCTTCGTTCTTGGCAAAGACATCAGCGTCAGTAAAATCGCCTGCCATCTCAAAGAGGATTTTTCTCTTGTCCTCAGTACTCATGGTGTCCGCAAAGTAGCCGAGTACCATGAGCATTTTGAGATTGTCGAGACTCGTGCCGCAGGCTCGCTCGACAGCAGCGGTGTAGTCCTTCTTCTTTGCACGCACTCCGTCTAAAAAATAGTCCGTCGTGTTGCCGGTAAATTCACTCTCGGCAGCGCCGCGCTTCCTCGTCCACTTCTCGTAGTAGTCCTTGGTGAGTGCGATTCGACCGCCGCGATCCGTCTCGATCTCGATGGTCGCAACATGGTGGATGCCATGTGCGCCCGTCGTCTTGGGGTCAAAGTCTGGCTCTTCGGTCGCCGGGCGGTCGAGCAAGAGCCAGCAGATGGCATTTGCCACCGTGGTCTTGCCCGTGCCGTTCGCGCCGTAGATGTCCGTGTCCTTGCCGTCAAAGTCGATGGCAAGGTTCTTGATGCCGCGGAAGTTTTCCAGCTCAAGGCGCAGGATTTTCATGATGCCAACACCGTCTTTCGGTATATGTCCGCCCGCCGCGTCTGCGAGCTTGCGCTCTCCCAGACTTCCTGCTTGTGCTTGTGATAGCCCATCGCACTGTCGAGCGTCACGAACATGTCGCCCAAACGGTCGAGGTAGGTCAGCTCGATGTGCACGTACCCTTTCATTCGCCTCATCTCAGCCGAGACAAGCTTCAAATCGCGAAACGCATTCTCCAACTCCACATACTCTTGCAGCTTCTTGGGAAGCCGCTTCGGAATCTTCATATCTACTCCTCCTCGTCAACTTCCTGCGCGCATGCGTCAATCAGCACACTATCCGCGTCCTCGATGAGTTCGCTGATTTCCACGACCTCGCCCACCCCGTCAAAGCTGCTGCCCTGCAGCGTGAAAGCAGGGCGCTCCGTGATGACTTCCGTTTTCATTTTGACTCCTCCTGTCTATGATGCTTCCTTCTCTTCCGTCTCCGGCTCCGGCGCCTTTCGGATTTCGATTTCAAAATCCTTGAGACCACCGACTTCCAGCAGCACGCGCCAGATATGTGCCGCTTGAGTTTCAGTCATATCTTGCCACCTCCCTCTTTAGTGATATAATCCTTATGAAAGGATGTGATTATCTTGAAAAAACTTCCTATCAGAATCCGTCATTTTTTCTTAGACAGTCTCCGCGATGCAAAAATGTGGTACTATGCCGTCATTGGCAAAGTCGTCCCTGTTCCGCTGCGTAATGATTACGACGTGACCGCTCAAGAAAGATGGCTCATAGAATTTAGCGCCATCGGTCAAATCCAAAAACGGCGAGAAAAATTACTAAAGACTGCGAAAGCAATCTGCGTACACTACGTTCTGCCTGTTCTTGCAGGCGCCACCGTCGTGCTCCTCATCCAAAGCATATCCACCCGATAGTGATTCCAACTAAGAACCCCATGCCCCATATACCCCATGTGTGCGCAAAGGTATAAAACTTCTTTTGCCGCTCAAATTCCTCATCCAGTCTGCGGTTGAACTGCTCCAAGGCTTCTTCCGCTTCCTTTGTCATCCATTTTTTCTCGTCATCTGTCATTGACTTCTTCACCTCCCCGCCTGCTTACGCGGGCTTTTCCTCGTCCTCGGCCTTGGCGGCGCGTCCGACTTCAAGCCCTCGCGCGAACGAGTACATTGCGGCATACATGATTTTTTCTGCCGGATCGCCTGCCGCGCGAATCTTTGCCAGCGTGTTCACTACTTCCATCCGTGCTTGCTCACTCCTCAGCGCACGCATGACAGCCGTTTCTTCCAT